TTGAAAGAATTATAAAGATATTTAACGAATCAAAAAGCGACAAAAAGGATCATAAATATCCTGAGATATACGCTAACCACTTACCCGAAAACCCAAAGAAGATATTAGAGATTGGGGTTAAAGAAGGTTATTCAATTAGGGCATGGCATGAGATTTATCCAGATGCTAAAATTTACGGCGTTGATTTATTCAGCGAATATCAAGATTATCCTTTTACGGCTAATTGGGTGCAATGGTTTAAAGGAAGTCAAACTGATCCGAGAATATTATCAGACCTTAGAAGTCATGGTCCTTTCGATATAATTATAGACGATGCAAGCCATAATCACAGGGATCAGCTAATAACTTTCTTTGGGCTTTGGGGTTGTTGTAAATTATACGTTTGCGAAGATATAATGCAAGAAGAATTCTGGTCACAGGGTTTGCCGTTATGCGATAATATCAAGTCTTTAAATGTGAATGCAAAGATTTACAATTATGAAAAGATAAAATTCTTTTATGCTCCTTAGATTAGATAAATTAATTGCTAAGTACGGAATGAAGATAACGGGAGTTATCCAGGCAGGGGCGCATTGGGGTGAGGAGTTTGAAGAGTTTAAGAAAGCGGGAATAACAAGAGGACATTTTTTTGAGCCATGTTCTAAAGCGTTTGAAATCTTAGGAAAGAAAATTCCAATAGGCGGTTACTATTGTTACAAATGTGCTTTATCTGACCATACAGGCGAAGAAAGTATTTATACAGAAACGAGTAACCAGGGGCAAAGCAATTCACTTTTAAAACCTGTTAAGCATTTAGAGTATTACCCGAATATTGTTTTTGATTCTTGTGAGCTTGTATCTGTGAGGCCATTGGATTACTGTAGCATAACAGATTGCAATTTTCTTGTGATGGATTGTCAAGGAAGTGAGCTGAATGTTTTAATGGGGGCAGCAGAAACATTGAAATTTATTGATTACATCTACACAGAAGTAAACCGGGAAGAACTTTACGAAGGCTGTGCAATGATTGAGGACATAGATAATTACCTAACAGAATTTAGGAGGGTTGAAACTAAGTGGAAAAGAAGGGGTTTCGGGGATGCTTTATACATTAGAAAACATTGTTATGATTGAACAACTATTAAATACTGCAACTGTTAAAATAAAAAATGGCTGCCCTATTTGGGAAAATATTGATTATATCAACGTATTGTATAATGGGCATTATGGCGTAAGTAATAATCAAATGGTTTTAGTGCTATGGAAGGCTGGAGAAAACAGAATGCCGTTTTCTGATATAAATATAATTACAATCGTGGAAAATATTGATAAATGATAACGCTTAACAAAGAAAAAAAAGAAACAAATTTTCTAAGGCCAAGAGAAACGAAGTTTTACCCTTCGGATAATTCACCATGCTTTGAAGAGTGGTTTTTAGATAACTACGATCCACAAAGAAACAAGTCAGACAGAGAATATCTTCCTATCCTGGTTACTGAACTAAATAAAATCTACATAAGAAACAGAAGATACCGGGCAAATGTGGATGATTACTTTAAGTATTTAGATAAGTCAAAGAAGTACTTTTTAATCGTTCAGCATGATGACGGGGTTTTATTTAATCTTCATGGATTAGACGTTAAGATTTTCGGCATGGGTTGTAAAGGTGATGTTCAATTACCTTTGGTTTGTCAGCCACATAAGTACGAGTTCAAAGAAAGCGGAAGGCCGATATTTGCCAGCTTCATAGGATCAATTACACATCCGATAAGGGAAAGATTGGTTAAGGAATTAAAAGGAAAGGACGGTTATTATATTAGCACAGAAACGACATCTTTAGAAAGTTACTGTTACATAATGAGCATGAGTAAATTTGCGCTTTGTCCGAGGGGATACGGTAAGACAAGTTTTAGGATTCAAGAGGCTTTACAATACGGGGCAGTTCCGGTTTATATTTCTGATGAGTTTCTTTTTGATAAGGGTTGTCATTGTGTAAAAAACTATGATGAGTTTTTAAGGGATAAAATCAATTATACTGTTGAAGCAAGCTATGAATATTTCAATCAATATTACACCTACTCAGCAGTAGCAAACATGATTTATGAAAATTTATGAGTTATGAATAATTGTGTAGAAATATATGTAACCGACAGGACGGGATGCTATAAAAAAACCTTTAGCATTTCTATTGAATTTATAGATGATATGGAAAAAATGATTCCGGGTGTTAATCCGGCAGATTTTATTTATAAAGAAATAAGAAAGATGATTGTGGATGTTAATAATTATCAGCGTGATGCAAATGTTATCGAACAATGAAAATCTACATTCCATATAAACACAAAGACGGCGAAGAACTAAGGTTTGCTTTGAGGTCAATCGAAAAGAACTTTCCAGATCACGAAGTTGTTTTGATTTCAGACAAGTGGCCTGAGTGGTATAACGGGCTTCACCTTTTTCATCCTGACGTTTCAGATCGTAAACAACTGAACATCATTTCAAAGCTATTTAAGGTAACAGACGAAAGTTTTATCATGTGGAACGATGATCACTTCCTCTTAAAACCTTTAACCGAGATAAAGAATTGGTACGATGGAACACTAACACAGGCACTAAGAAAAGCAACCGGAAGGTATCACCAGGCAGTTAAAAACACTTTAGATCACTTTGGCGACATAAGATACTTTGACGTTCACACTCCCTGCGTTTTCACAAGTGAACAAATTCACCGGGTTTTCAGATTAGAATGGGGTGACAGGGAGTTTGTAATCAAGTCTGCAGCCTTCAATTCAAAGGAAGGCGAAGAAATGACTGACTTAAAAATAAACCGTAATTTGAGCAAAGAAGCAATTCAGGAATTAACTAAGGACAGGCTATTCTTTTCAACCGGGCCGACAGGATTTAAACCAGAGATGATAAAGTTTCTTAATGAACAATTCAAAGAAAAATCAAGGTGGGAAAAATAATTTGCACATTTTAAAAATCTTTATTTAACTTCACAATCCGAGGGGACTTTATATCCTCTTTGGCAAATGAAAATATTGAAAGCAAACGGGTTTCCGGCAGCTAATATTAACGCCTCTACTATTGTAGGGGCATTGTCATTTAAGGACGTTTCACATGGAAAATAACGGAGAAAATAAAGGGGGCAGGCCGGCATTGTTTGAAACAGATGAACAACTTAAAACTAAAGTTGATGAATATTTTGATTTTATCAAAGGGGCTCAAAGTGGAGGGGTTTGGATTGAGTTACCAGAGCCAGCAACTATAACAGGATTAGCTCTTTATTTGGGGTTTGAATCAAGGCAATCGTTTTATGACTATGAAGAAAAGGATGAGTTTTCTTACACAATAAAAAGGGCAAGAATGAGAATTGAAAATCAGTATGAGAAAAACCTTTCAGGGAATAATTGTACTGGTTCGATATTCGCATTAAAGAATTTAGGATGGAAAGATAAAACAGAACAGGACTTAAATGTTTCAGGTGGTATAGTTTGGCAAGAGCAAAAGCGGTATGAAACTAAATGATTCTGAATTTCAAACAGACCGAAGCTCTTGACTTTTTAGAAGATGACACAACAGAAGAAGTTCTTTTTGGTGGAGCTGCAGGGCCGGGGAAAACAACTTTGGGAACTTACTGGCAGTTAAAGAGAAGATTGAAATATCCTGGGACGAGGGGATTCATAGGCAGGGCGGTAATGAAAACCTTGAAAGAAACGACTTTGATGACGTTTTTTGAAGTCGCTAAGATGCAGGGAGTAAAAAGAGGTGTTCACTTTGATTTAACGAGTTCACAGGATAAAGAGTTTCCGAACTGCATTACTTTTTCGAATGGTTCTTTGATATTCTTACGAGACTTATTTTCTTACCCTTCTGATCCTGATTTTGATGAATTGGGGTCTTTGGAGATCACCGATGCTTATGTTGATGAGTGCAGCCAGGTAGTGAGCAAGGCAAAGGATATTCTAAAGGTCAGGATTAGGTTTAAATTGGATCAGTACAATCTAATTCCTAAGATTCTTTACACAACAAATCCGACAAAGAATTGGGCTTACGGTGATTTCTATAAGGCACATCAAAGAAACGAATTACCGAGGCATAGGAGGTTTGTACAGGCTTTTGCTCACGACAATCCTAACTATCCTAAAAGCTCTTTAGAATCGCTTAAGAATATGCCGGAGGGGCCGGAGAAAGAAAGGCTTTACCGCGGAAATTGGGATTACTCAGATGATCCATCAGTTCTTTGTGAGTTCGATGCGATAATGGATATGTTCACAAACGATCATGTTCAAAGGACAGGGAAAAAGAGAATAAGTTCAGATTTGGCAATGCAGGGGCGGGATAAATTCATTATAGCATCATGGGATGGCCTTGTTTGCCGGTTTGTAGTTGATAAGAATAAGTCAGACGGTAAATCAATAGAGACCGATGTTAAGAACGTAATGAATCAGGAGGGTGTAAGCCATAGCCAAACGATAGTGGATAGTGACGGGATGGGTGCTTACCTGGAGAGTTACCTGAAGGGAATAAAGGAGTTTCACGGCGGGGCGCAAGCGATTCACAAAAAAGAGTTTGCTAACCTTAAAGCTGAATGTGGTTATAAGTTAGCTGAAAAGGTGAATAAAAGGGAGATAAAGATCATTTGTTCACCGGCTCAAAAAGAGCAGATAGTAAAAGAGATGGGGGTTTTAAAAGCAAAGAATGTTGATCTGGATGAAAGCCGTAAGAGATTAATAAGTAAGGAAGAAATGAAAGAACAGTTAAACGGTAAAAGTCCAGATTATTTAGATACGTTAATGATGGGTATGTATTTTCAACTTTCGGAATTTGTAGTAGCAGTAGCATGAATTTATTACAAAAGTGGATATTAGGAAAGGATTTAGTTGAGCAGATTCAATTAAAGTACATTAATCCGGCTGTTCATCAGTCTATTCGTTACCTCATTCAGAACGGTAGATTAGTTACTCCAACAGACAATAAGCAGACTTACATAACAGAAGGGTACAATAAGAATGATATTGTTTACTCTGTTATAAATAAGATTCTCAATAAAGCGGTTCTTCCTGAGTGGGGTTTATACAAGGTAGTTGACGAAAAGAAGCTAAAGGAATCAGAAAGATTAATGCTTCAGAAGCACGTTAGTTTCAAAGATATTAAAAGGGCTAAAGAGTTGAAGGCTGAAGCGGTTGAACCACTAAGCCAGTTTGATACAAAGTCAACCAAACTAAAAGAGCTGCTTAAATACGCCAATTCTGAATATACTTTTGCTGATCATCAAAGAAAATTATTCCTCTATAAACTATTAACGGGTGATTATTACGAATGGGGAGTTCCACAAAAAGGCGGCGCAAATGAAGGTGTTCCTAATGAGCTTTGGTGTTTACCGGCTCATTTAATTAATATAAAAGTTACTGAAGGCTTCCCGATTAAGACGGGTTCTTATGAGTTTTACAATTTTAATCAGCAGTTCACTAAAGAAGAAGTACTTCACGAAAGGTATGTAAATCCAAACTCTAATGTAAACGGCGAAGAGTTATACGGTTTTTCCCCCCTAAAATCATTCCTTAAAAACTTAACCAGGAATAACGCTGCCAAAGATGCAAGTACGGCTAAGTTTCAGAACGGCGGTTTAGATTCTATTATTTACATGGATGACGAAAGGATGGATTTTGCCGAAGGTCTGGAGATGGCAAAAGCGTTAAAAGTAAAGCTGGCTGAAGAGTATTCGGGACCGGAGAACATGGGTAAAAGGGCGGTTAGTGGAGTTAAGACAGGTGTTGTAAATTTAGGTTCTACTCCGGTTGAATTAGGGATTATAGATTCCGAAAAGTGGGACGCTATAATGTTTTGTAACGCTTATGACGTTCCTCCTGAGCTTTTAGGACTTACACAAAAGACTTATAACAATGTTATAGAGGCACAGAAGGCTTTGATATTAGGGGCTGTGATGCCTTTACTAACGAGTAGAGGGGAACTTTTAATTGGGAGGTTACAACCGAATGGGG